GGCCGCATCCCCCACACTTCTAACTAACTCTGACTTAGGTCAGGTTAAAGCGACGTACTCCACCAGCTGTAACAACCTTGACGGCTAGGTAGCCATAAAGCATTGTTTCAATTTCGCCAGTTGTAACTACGTTTGTCGAAAGCTGCAATACTGGGCTTTCGTAAATGGCAACAGATGATGGAACAACAATGAATGCTGATTCATCAATGGATGTTGAAACAGCCTTGTTGGATACGTAAAGGTCTAGGCCCATTACGTTTCCGCGTAGTGACTGTGTACCAACATCGCCAGCTGCGTTCATTGGCTGTGATGCGCTGAAAATTGGTCGCTTGGTTGAATCCTGTGCGCCAATTAGCAAACCCCACTGGGATGTGCCAGCGATGTAGCGTGTGGCCAATTCGCCAGTTGCAAGGTATGCAGCTGGGGTTTCGGTCTTAACGAATGACACGATGCCATCTACATCTGCGGCGGTTGCAGTTGCCGCTGTTCCACCTGATGTAAGTTCAGCAATGACTGCGGCTTCGGTTGCTTGTGCGTAAACGCGTCGCATGTTATCCAACATCGCTGCATAGAAACTTGGATCTGCGCGATCAAATAATTCTACGCTGTACCGTTGAAGTCCCTTGTAGGCTTTTACGGTTGCATCAACATAAGAGCTGACAATACCTGTTTCAGATGGTCCAGCACCTTCGGCTGTTTCTGCAACTGATCCTGATGTGGTGATCTTTGGAATGGACACTGTCATACCTGCATTAGGTAGTGAACGTGTACCGATTGCATCAATCGCGCCACGTGCGCCGATCTGGTTGTCTACAACCTGTGATACATACTGGATTGGCTTAAATGCTGGGTTGGTTGTAAAGGAATCGTCAGCTGCATTTACATGCTTTGCATCCTCTGCCTTTGCGTGTGCAATCCATTCTGCACTTTCATGGTTTCCGCGTTGAGCCTTGATTGAGTGCTCTAGGAAATGTGCTTGGGTCTTAATTGGTGAACGTGGCTTTGTGTAAGCCACTGGTGCGGCAGCGTGAACAACCGCGGCTGCGGTCACTTCATCTGCCACTGGTGCGGTTGTTTCTTCCACTGTTATCTCCTGTGGTTGTTCCTCGGCAGGGATTTCTGCTTCGGTGGTTTCTGGGGTTTCTTCGGTAGCTGCGACCTGAGAAATCTGTGCATCCTTAAATGCTGGGTTAGTTACATGTGCAACGGCTTCAAGCTTGGCGGATGATACGACCATCACGCCTTTCTCAATTACGTATTCGCCCACATTGGCTTCAATGCTAAATGCCGGGCGTAATCCCTCCGATGCTTCAACTAAAGCATCATTACCTGCGCCAGTAGGCGCAATCTTAAAGGCCATTGAAATGCCGGCAGGTGTAACTTCCTCACTGCCAGCAATACCGCGACCTAATGGGCGTGTGCGGTCATGTTCCATGTTTAAGACAATTTGGCTGGCGTCAATGTCACCAAAAGCGCCAAACTCAAAACGCACTGGCCCAGCAGAAGTGTTGCCAACTTTAGCAAAAGGTACTACTAAGCCTTTAATTGTTCGTGTTTCCACACTTGCGGCCAATACTTGGCCCTCAAAATTAAGTTGCATTTGCTTCATTTCCTCTCGGTGCTAATTCCATTTCCTCACGCGCTTCCTCTACATCGATGATTCCAGCTGCAAGCATTCTTTCCAATACTTCGATTTGTTCTAGTGGGTTTCCGCGTAGGTAATCATCTAGATCAAACTTCACAACGCTTCCGCGTGGTGTTAGATCATTCATGCTTAAACGCTCTGAAATACAGGCCATGTAAGGTTTAAGACTAAAGTCCACAAGGCTACGGCGCTCCTGGCTTACGTTTGAGTAAGTTGCGCTGGCACTTTCGGCGTTTATGTACCATGCCGGGATGTTGCATAGTCGGGCAATTTCCGCAGCTGTGTTTAAGCGAGATTCAGAAAGTTGCATCTGCCCGGCATCATAGCCAAATGTAGTTACATCTAAAGGCCCTGACAAATAAGCGGTGGATCGTTGCTGTCTAGCTAGTTTCCATTGAGCCAATAAACTTGACACTTGCTCTGGCGGTAAATCTACGCCAGTGTTCTTTATAACCATTGTTGGGTTAGGTTCGGCAGCCATTCGGCTCACTGCCATTTCAAGTTCTAATGCAGTTCTAATTGTTCGTCCACCACGATTTAACAAGCCCTCATCTAAGCCACTAAACATGATTAGCGATCCAACACCATAGGCAGGACACAAATTACCGTCTAAATAAAAACCATTTAGGATCTCGTCAGTTTGTAAGTCAGTTGTAAATGTTACTCTTGTTGGATCTATACGACGACATGCAATAGGTCGACCATCCTCTGGACTAACTTCCAAAACAAGCCAAAACGCATGTCCCTTGAAGAGGATGTCCTCAATGGTCCAACACATCGTAATAAAACGTGGCAAGGCTGGATCGGGTTGCTTTAAGAGTGGTCGGCCCTCAATTTTTGCGCCAGTAATTTCATTGTAAGAATGTAAACCCAGTTCGCCAATAGTTCCACAGATGATGTTTCGCGCCCGGGCGACAGCTGGCACTTGCATAGCATCGCCTCGGTTAATGCCAAAGGCTTGGAATGGGCTAAAATTATCTTGGTAGTAAGGTATGGCCAGATTTGCCTTGGCTTGCACATCTGGTTTCTCGGTGGTTGTACCCAGCAAAAAATCTATAAATCCCATTTTGTCATTACACCATAGGCAAATGACATCCGTGTAATTTGTCAGGCTTTGTCACGTTGTTGCGCGTGTTGTCACCTATGCGCTGACTATGCTCACACTTTGTTGTGGTTCGGTGGCGTGACCCACTGCCATAACCAAAGCGATTGCAGCTGTGATCGGCACTTGCGCGGCTCGTCTAGCAATGCGCCATCCGCCATCTGATGCCGGGCGGCGAGCGCAACTGACCAGGTGGCTGTGCATAGTTTCCTGGGCAGGATGTAGCAGCTGGCGAGATTGCATCGCGTTCATTGCCTGGTCACACATGATCGAAAATCCTGCCGAGTTCCAAGGCGTTGCCGCTGTCGGGATTCCAGCCTGGGCAAGTCTTGGCGCAATGTAGCCAGCAGTGTTTGGATCATAGGCCAACACCCTTGGGCGATAGCGCCGAGTCAATGCGGCTATTTCCCCAGCTAGTTCCAAGTCGTTGATGCCGCCCTCTTTTTTCCATTCGTGCAGGAATACGCCATAGCCGTTTTCTCGCTGTTGCAAAGTAACCAGGCAAGCCAACTCCCGATTGAAATTAAGATCCATTGCCATCCAAGTGGGCAACCCATCCTCAAGCATGATGTCGGCTTCGCATTCGTTCCATACCTGCATTGGCCAAGGCGAGTCGATAGCATCCACCCACATACAAAGGGTTTCAGTTTTGAACGCATCTGGGCTGTCAAAGGTTGCCGCATCCTTGATGTTTTGTTCGTTGATTGTGTAGCCCATTGCAGGGTTGGCCATTTTCCAGGCTTCGATGTCGTCAACCGATGAACCTGCTGGGGCGCTGTATTCGTAGTAACCCATCCGATCACTGGCAAAGGTCAGGGCGCGGCGGCGTTGTTCGTTAAGCACATTGGATGTCAGATCGCCAGCATTCGATGTCCAAAACACTTGGGCATTGGGTCTGGCTCGGGTAATCGGGGTAACGGCTGCCCAAGTTGCCTCGTCAATTTCTCGCAGCTCATCCACATAAAGTAAGTCGGCGGTGCTACCGCGTGGCCCCTCGGATGTCGCGGCTCGGATCGAATACTTGCGAATACGCTCACACTTTTGCCCACAGGCTTTTGGGTAGTGATGGCAGTAAACCTCTAACTCCTCTTGGCCGTTAGTTCGGGAAACTCGCTTAATCCGCTTACGCATCCAATCCAAAGACTCGGCCATGTCAACTGTTTGCTTAAAAGTGTCCAGCGATAGTTGCCTAGTCTGGGACATGGCGATGGCATTCTTTTCACCAAAGACATACAGGCCAGCCAAGATCCGCATCCGCATCATGTGGGTTTTGCCATTCTGCCGGGCGACCAAAACTCCTACACTGGATCGCGCCCACTTGCCGTTGGGCAAGATCTTTAGGGCATCATCCATAACGTGTTGTTGCCAAGGTAAAAGCGGTACGCCTAATTCGTCAGCTAGTGCCGATACCACTGGCCCTGCGCTGGGCAGGTTTAGGCTTGGGCTTTCGATCCTTGGCTTCGATAAGCCGTAGATAGTTTCCGACATGATTAGTCCCGTCATTTTCCTCGCCCTGTTTTCCTAGTGTTCGTGTTTCGACTGTGAGATGCAACTGCTGTAAGACTTGTAAATACTTTGCCGCCAAAGGCGTAGCCTCTTTGAGATCGCCCATGTCAAAAGCCGTATCTAATGCCAAAGCGATCCGCCGGGCAAGAGTCATGGCCGCCACATCAGTTGGGGCAAGCCAATTCGCCACCGAGATTGCTGAATTGAGTGATAGGTAGATGCCCATTGGTTTATCCTCTGGCGTTTCTGGTTTGTTTAAGGTCATGGCTTGGGCCTTTCGGTTGTGGGT